ATAAGTGTCACGCATAACTGCTTTAGCGAAAACTTCAGGTAGTCCTGTGTTATTTGAATACTTCATATTTATCAAATCCTCAGTTATTAATATTAATATATGTTAAGATGTATTGTCAAATAATTTACGAAATATTTATATACATATAAAAAATGCCTAAAATTTATAGCCAACAATTTCAAGGGGAGTGTGTCTCCAAAGCCAATTCAAGAAGGCTTGTTAGCATAAAAGGAAAGCCAAGATTTATAAAATCAGCAAAAGCGTTGGCTTTTGTAAAAGATATTCAGGCACAAGCGAAAAAAATAAACCCGCTTTTAGAAGGCAATTTAGAGGCACATATTAAAATTTATTACAGCAGTCGTAGACCAGACTTAGACGCATCACTGGTTATGGATGCTTTGGAAGGTGTTTGGTATAAGAACGATAGACAGTTTAAACGATTAGTTTTAGAGAAATATTTGGACAAAAACACCCCTAGAGTAGAAGTTTTCATCAGGGAAACAAATGATTGGGATGAATCAGGTTTGGGAACAAGCAATGATTTATCGTTTTTCAAAAAATAAAAAAGCAGAATGATTAAATGCCGACTTTTTGTATGCTTGTTCCCTCTCCCTTCCAACAAATAAGGAGTGTCAAAATACGAGGTATTTGACTTCCAATGTTTATTGTAATAGATTTATAAAAACTTAACAAGTTTTCGGGTAAGACGGATCGGCTTGTTATTTTATGGCTAGATTGGGAAGTGGATAAAGCCAAAAGCGATACCTAAAGACTGAACGCTATCCACCTTAAAGCGTATATTTAAGCAAGTAGCAGTTAAATTGTGTGGCAACCGCACCAACACAATGCGAATGACTGACGATTGAATCGGAGAGCATGTTGCATAAGGTAAACCCCCATAGTTTATGGGAAGTTTATACCTATGCATTAACTTCTGATCTCATCGAAAAGCATGTAGGATTAAAGCATTAAGTTAAAAAGCAAAAAACCAACAAAATAGGAGATACATATGGAATTAGTAAAGAATTATGCTTATGAGGGAAAGGTAGTAAAGCTATCTAAAAAGGATTTAGAACAATGGCGCAAGACTTTTAAGAACATACCCAACCTTGAGGCAGTCCTTATGGCTAGAGACACTTGGCTAACTCAAGAGGCAGACGATAAAGCAAGATCAAAATGGTTCATATCAACAGTACATTACTTAGTAAAAGTTGATGCTAAGTTTGCGGAAGAAAATAAAAAAGATGAAAGCGGAAGAAAAGTAGATTCAGTTGGTAATCCAATATTCAAGAGGATGCCATGATGCAAGCAGTAGAAATAACAAAACCTGTTTATCAGAAACTTCAAGAACAGGGAATAAATCTAAGAAATTATGACGAAGGACAGCATAAGACAACATGCCCTGAGTGTTCCCCAAAACGTAAAAACAGTCGTGATCCATGTTTGAGTGTAAATATTGACTCAGAAGGCGCAAGGTGGCGATGCCACCATTGTCAGTGGGAAGGGAACGCATGGAAAGAAAGTCTGCAACGCCCACACACAATTAGAAAGAGTGCGCCCAAAAAACCCACAAAAATTCCTAACACAAAGAGTCTTAAAGGCACTTGGGGAGAAAGTTTTTTTGAACAGCGTGGAATTGGCATGGAAACTGCGGAAAAATATGGTGTTGGGATTGCCTCTCACTATGTTGGCGGGAAAAGACAGGACTGCATAGCCTTTGTTTATAAGGATATGGACGGAGTTCCATGTAATATCAAGTTCAGAAGTGCTGATAAAAACTATGCACAATTACCTGATTGCGAGAGAGTTCCATACTTGTCAGACTGTTTAAACGATGAACAAGAGGCGTTGTTGATATGCGAAGGAGAAATGGACGCAATTACTTGGAAGATTTGTGAAGGAATCACAGAGAACATAATTTCAGTACCGGATGGTGCGAGTGACAGGAAGATGGAGTGGCTTACTACGTTTGATATAGAGAAGTATAAGAAGATTTACCTTGCGCTTGACGCAGATGATGCGGGAATACAATGCAGAGAGGAAATTGCTAGGCGTGTAGGTAGAGAAAGATGTTTTATTATCGTTTATCCAGAGGAATTTAAGGACGCTAACGAAGTTTGGATGGACTCTAAGGATGCTCTACTTCAATGCTATGAGAGTGCAGAACCCTATCCAATAAAGTCTTTATATACTGCCAATGCTTTCATGGAAGAAGGTTTGCAGTTATTTAGAGGTGGTTTGAGAACAGGACTAAGCACAGGAATTGATGGGATGGATGAAATATTTAAGGTGCGACCATCCGAAGTGACTATCGTTTCTGGAGTACCGAATTGTGGAAAATCAGAGTTCATAGATGCTATAGCAGTCAACATGGCAAAAGAACACGATTACAAGTTTGCGATGTGTTCCTTTGAGAATCCTGTAAGTGACCACCTAAATAAACTTGCAGAGAAATACGTTGGAAAACCCGCAAGGAAAGACACTTGGGTTAAGCAAATGGAAGAAGAAGAATTGTTAGACGCATACGACTGGATTGCACAACACTTTTTCTTTGTGAGGGCAGAGGATGAATCGCCCACGATTGACTGGTGCATACAAGCGTTAGTATCAAGCGTACTACGTTATGGTGTCAATGCGGTCATACTTGATCCGTATAATGAATTTGACCACCAAAGACCTACCGGAATGACTGAGACAGAATATGTCTCACAGATGATGAGCAAAATAAAAAGATTCGCCCAGAATTACTCGTGCCATATCTTCTTCGTAGCACATCCGGCAAAGATGAGAAGATCGCATGATGGTTCTTTTCCAATGGTTGAGCCTTATGATATTGCGGGTAGTGCAAATTTTGCGAATAAGTCAGATGTGATATTGATTGTAGAAAGAGACTTCACGAAAGGAAGTAGTGATGTGCGGGTACATACAAAGAAAATGAGGTTTAAACAATCAGGACAGATTGGTGTTGTTGACCTTGAATACGATTATATATCTGGCAGATACAATAAATCATGGAGTTATCCATCCACAGATGATGCAGATGGATGGTTGCCAGATTAGATTACTTCTTTTTTTTAATAGAAGGTTTGTTTTTAGGAAGAACCCTACCTCTTGGTCTAGGCTTTCTTCCGCCAACCCATGCCTCGTTGATGTCCGGTGTTGACTTGTCATCGCCTCTGTATCTTCCGTCCTTACTTCTGGCACGTCTGACGATAACTTCCTCTTTCTTGGGGATTTCTTTAACTTCTTTAGGGGTATTACTATCATTCTTTTTCTTTAGGGTTGCTCTTGTACCCACAGCTTTAGTGCGTTCTGTACGTTCTTTTTCCTCAACGAAAAGCCAGTTGTAGAAATCAGTTATTGGTTTGAATTTCATATTCTTAAAGCGTTTAAACATCTTATCACCTATATATTTTAGTTGGTTTTAGTTCCCTTTTTCTCTAGTAAAGTTTTGTTTACTACATAATCAAGGTGTTTGTCCTTTTGCTCTTTCTTCAAGCGCAAAAGTTTATACACGTATTGGCGCGATACACCAACAAGTTGTGCAATTTGGTTGCCATTAAATCCTTCTGCAAGTAAAGCCAAAATCTTTTTGGTTCTTCTTCTTCCGTCAGGTGTACTAGGTTCTTTGCAATACTTATCGTATTGTTCTGGATTAAGGCTTATAGATAGCTGATACCGCACAGTTGATATGGGTATGTTCAAGCGTTCTGATATTCTTTTTAAGGTGTACCCATCGCGCCTCAACGTTAGCGCAGTATCTAGCCAGTATGGTTTTTGGTTGCGTCTAGGCATCTGTGTACCATTTCTTATCTTTAAAATGTTCAGACTTTTCTTTTACATGTTGTTCAAGAAACTGTGTGTCTAATTCATCAACAAAATTTTCGGGTTGAGGGATTATACATTCTTCTTCTTCTCTTGTGTTTAGATACAAGGCAATATCTCTACCACGTATTTTCCCTGTGTGAATTACAGGCATACCTCTGTAATCTTCGCCCATCATGTGTTCTGGAAACCAAAATCTAGTTGCGAACCATTCTGCTCGACCTTTGTCAAGAGTCCATGAAATGTTTAAACCATTATCCTCATGTCCACCGCGATACACAGTTATTTCATCTTCCGCCCAAATTTCCTTTAGCTTTTCTGCATCTTTGGCATCTTGGTATTTGACAGCTTTCAGCATTGACCACATATCCCAATGCTCATACATAAAGAATTCTAGGGATTGTTTGTATTCACTTATGCTCAATGCGTGTTGATATACGTCAATAAATAAGCACCAAGCCAAATCCCAATCTTCTTTTGTACGTGGATGCGCTACCTTGTCATCATCTACTACAAAAACTTTGTTAAGGAATAGACCTAGACTTTCGTGCTTATCCCATACAACGTGTTCTCCTTTTGTAAATTCCATATATCTTTTTTCAAATTCTTCAAATTCAATATTATCGTTCATTTTGTTTTCCATATTTGTTGTTGGTTTGACAATGGTACATGACAACATCATGTTAATCAAGTGCGTTGTCTATGTATTGTTCCACGTGGAACAGATACCCGCACATCGTTTAAACGACATACGGGTAGTGTTGGTGTTCAAAGCGAACACTCCACAGGCTCTCCGCTACTTACGGATTGTTGTAAGAATTTAAGCAAAGCCTCTTTTCTTTCAGAAAAGTATTCTTCGCCTATTTCCTCTTGGTCTGATCGCAGATTAATTGTACGATCTTTGATCATGCTAACTAATTCCTCTACCTTCTCTGATGAAAGGTTGCCCTCGTCATCAAGCATAGGTATCACATCAGTCCACCATGACAAGCCTAATGCCCACATAACACTAGATGGGTTATATGAGTCACGAAAATAGCATGTGTCAGGATACAGTTCGTTGTACAGTCCGCTTACCTTTTCGCTTGCAAGTTCGTATTCCCTAGAGTCTTTATCCTCTATCTTGTTCCTTTCTTGCACAGCATCCTCAAACAGAGGGGTAAGCCTTTTGTGTAATAGTTCTATATCACTAGCGATATATAAATCAGCACCCATAATGTACTCCTTTTATTTTGTTGTTATAGTTTCGGGGATTCGTGAAGCGTTTAAACATCTTGAAACCTTACCGGAATCCCCTTTTTATTCGCCAGTTTCCTAGCAAAATCTGTAAGCATCTTCATCACAGCGTTGTGAGCAGATGCATTTGGATACATAACGAATGTAGTCGTTGTGTCTCCCTGTGTAATCCTGTCTCTAGCACGTATCTTTATAGAGCCATCTTCTTCAAACCTTACGTCTAAAGA